AATAAAGCAGGCAGTCCCCTCGCAGTCAGCGCTGGATTGACTCGTCGTCGTGCAGCTGAGGCTGCTATGTTCTTAGGTCAAGGTGTTCCAGATGGAACTGGTGATCTTCGTCCAGCTGATGATATACCTCCTGTCGGAGACAGTAGCTCAGACGGTGCAATATCCAGTGGTGGTGCAGATCGCATGACCTACCCACGTTATTTTAACGAACCAGATAACTCTCGTTTGGCTCGCGGACAAAACATAGAACGTAGTCCTGCTTATGCACGTGAGGCTGCTCGTTGGACCGATATTCCTTTCCCAGCAGACACTCCAGGAGCAGATGCGGGAACATGGGAACAGGCTGAAAGTCCGTTCAACGCAATCTACCCATACAACAAAGTTACTCAGTCCGAAACTGGTCACACCATAGAAATGGATGACACGCCAGATGCTGAACGCTTGGCATTCTTCCATCGCCGTGGTAGTGGGATTGAGATTGACCATAACGGCACTCGAGTTGATCGAACTGTTGGCGATAACTTCCGCATGTCTGAGCGTAGTGAATACGTAGCAGTCGGTGGGGATAATGTTATCTACGTTGCAGGTAACTGGCAGATTAAAGTAGCCAACGCTGCTACCCTCAACATCGATGGTCCAGCTAATATCGTTATTAACAATGACGCAAACCTATACGTCTCAGGTGATGTGAACGCTAACGTGGTTGGCGATACCTCACTCAATGTTGATGGAAACACTGCTCTTTATTCCAAAGGCAATACCGTTGTCACAGCTGAGCAAAAGGTTGACTTATATTCAAAAGGTGATACTGTCGTAACTTCTGAGGCTAATACGATTATCAAGACTCAGGGTAATACGACAGTCAGTTCTCGTGGTAGTATGACTGCTAACGTGAACGGTGATATGACTGCTACGGTTGGAGGTCAATTGACTCAATCTGTCAGTGGAACCTTTGCTCTAAAAGCTGACAAGATTCTTTTAGAATCACGTGGCACGATCGACATCCTCGGTCAAAATGCAGTTAAGATACACTCAACGAGTGGCAACACTGAGGTTCAATCTGGTGCTTCTTCATCAGGTGTTGAAGCTCATACTTCCCTTGGTGACCTTAATCCAATTCCTGAGCGTGCAGATAACGAACACGTTACTGCCGAACCAGAAGCTGTTGATCTTCCACCGCTGCGTGTTAACGGTCGTAAGGCTTCACTTCAAGAGCAGTTTGAAACTCCTGATGAAGGACCAGCAGAAACATTCCGTGAGGCGATGGTAGCAAACGGTATCTTTGATTCAGCTGACCTTGATCAAGGTGCGACTGGTGCTGCTGAAAGTCCAACAGTGAATCCTGAAATTCAGGAGCCTGTTGGTAACTGTGCGACTATTATGAACATGGACAACTTCACTGCGAACATGTCTCTGTCTGCTCGATTCACTTTAGGATCAATGACGAAACAGATGGCACGTCCACCTATTCCTCAGTTTGGTTTGTCGAAACAGGATATCGTTTGTAATCTCTATAACGTATGTAACAACGTAGCTGAGTTTGTTAGAACCAAGTATCCAAACATGACAGTTAACTCTGCCTTCCGTCGTCCAGGAGATGTTCGTGCTTCGTCAAGAACTTCACAACATTATCTGGGTCAAGCGATTGACTTTGGTTTCAGTGGCTTTAGACGTGAGGACTTCTATAACGCAGCGAAAGATCTTGTTGCATCGTTACCTTATGGCTTCGATCAACTTATCCTCGAGTATGCTGGTAACAACTCTTCTTGGATTCATATCTCGTTTAAGACAAGTGGAAATCGACTTAACTACTTCACGATGCGTGACCACAGGCGTATCGGTAATATTGGAGAACTTATCTACGTTAATGAAGCTGGCAGAACGGTTTCTCAATCGGCAAATATTGTTCGCGAGGCACGTGTTCCAGTTTCTGAGTCTGTAGCTACTCCAGCTGATGTTCCAGGAGCAGACGTTGAAGCTACGTCGGCAAATGGAGTTGCTCTGGGTATAACTACTGCTGAATATGCAGCGTTAACCACAAGAGAACAGTCGGAGTTAGAGCGCACAACTCCAGGTACAATATCTTACAATCGCGTTAATCGCGCAACAGAATAAGGAGATTTAAATGGCTTTTGCAATCCCATCAACAATCCCCTCAGGTCTTTCAACAGCACAGGGTTCTTTTAACTCTGTCGTTGGAGATGTGGGTGGAACATGTGACCTTTTTGGATCTCTTGGGGACTTTCTTCCGAGCCTCGAGGTGGGTGGAATAACACGTGCTCTTGACGATGCGGTCGGTGACATTGAAGACGCTTTAAAAGCTGCAGTAGAGTTTGGTGGTAAGGTTCTTGCAGCAATTTCAGATGGCTTGAAAGTTCTTGATGCACTTCTTGCTCAGGTTAATGCTATCTTTGAATTACTTGCCACAGAGGTCGCGGATGCAGTCACAGCTGCTTTCGCCACTTTAGAATCAGCTATGTCTGGAGTGTTCTCAGCAATTGGTGAAGTGATGAGTGGTTTGGGTGCTGCCTTCAGTGCTTTAGGTGCAGCAATGGCTGATGGCTTAAAGAAACTTGGAGCTGCTACTTGTGGCATCGCATCACAAGGTTTATCAGCACTAAAAGGTGTTGATGCTGGAGCTGCGGTTAATGCTGCTACCTCTGCACTTGACGGTGGTCCGATGGCAGTCGGTAGCGCAGTGATGGGATCAAATATGTCAGGTGTTGCAGATTCGATTAAGAATGCAGCTTCTGCAATGGGTTCTACTTCTACCACTCAGACTAATACGGTTAATGTTCAAATGGCAGCTGTTGCAAGTCAACTAAGTGCTGCTCTTGCGAGCGTATAATGTTACCAATGGCAAGAAAGGGTGATAGAACTCATGGAGTATGCTCTCACCCAAGTCATAAGTCGCCAATCACCATTGGTGGAACTATCATTACATCAGCCTCAAAAAGTATCTGTGAAGGTATGCCTCTTGCAAGAATGGGCGATCGAGTTATAACTGACTGTGGACACGAAGGAATCATCATTGTAGGATCCGCTAAATACTACGTTGAGGGAATGCGTTGTGCTTGTAAGGGAGATAGTGTAGATGGTGTTTACAAAGCTACCATTATCACTTCCTCGAAGAAAACAAAGGCACCATAATAAGGGCTAAATAATCTTATGGCAAGAAATACACGAACATTCCGAGACCTCGACCTAGGATTCCGAGCGCACCCAGTTACTGGTGATGTGTCATCGAAGTATGACGAGGAAGCAATCAAGCAGTCAATTAGAAATCTTGTATTGACTCAGAACTATGAGAGACCCTTCCACCCTGAGCTTGGGTCACAAGTTCGCGCATTAATGTTTGAGAACGCTGGTCCAATGACCGAGAACCTTCTTCGAACAACTATTACCAACGTAATAAAAAACTACGAACCACGAGCGGAATTACTGGATATCGCAATTAGTCATAAACCTGATGAGAATGGTACTGACGTAAAGATTACGTTTCGTATTATAAATACATTTACTCCAGTAGAACTATTCCTCGCATTAGAGAGAACAAGATAAGATGGCTGATCAAAACCGCAGAATAAAAGTCACTGATCTAGATTTTGATCAGATTAAAACAAACCTAAAGGATTACCTGAAGGGACAAGACCAGTTTACCGACTACGACTTTGAGGGTTCTGGTCTGAGTGTCCTATTGGATGTTCTTGCGTACAACACGCACTATAACGCTCTGTATCATAACATGACTGTTAACGAGATGTTTCTCGATTCAGCTCAAAAGCGTTCATCGGTTGTTTCAATTGCGAAGATGCTTGGGTATAATCCTCGCTCCGCAGTTGCTCCGAAAGCAACGATTCAGATCACAGTAGCGAATGCTTCTGGCAATCCTAGTGTTCTAGAGATCCCTGCTCAGACTCCATTTAAAACTAATATCGACGGATCAGCTTATACTTTCTATACTCGAACAAACCATATAGCTACAAGATCGCTAACTAATACTTACGTATTCCCTTCGATCGAGTTGATTCAAGGTAAGCGAATCATCAACACATACACTCAAGCTAGTGGTCAGCTATTTGATATTGAAAATCCATCGGCTGATATATCGACATTGGTTGTTCGTGTTCAAGAAGATCCAAACTCTTCTGCTCGCACTAGCTATATCCTTGGCGAGAGCATTGCCGATGTTTCTGGTGAGACACGTGCTTACTTCTATCGCGAGAAAGCAAATAATACGTATGAGGTATACTTCGGTGATGGCATCGTTGGTTTCAAACCTCCAGCTGGATCACGAATCAGCCTAGAGTATTATGTAACAGAACAAGACCAAGCCAACGGCGCAAGGCTCTTCACTTATAGTGGAGCAACCTTTGGTGGTGGGCAGGTTAACATCCTAACTCTTTCTCATGCTGCAGGAGGTTCTGCACCTGAGTCTATTGATAGTATCAAATTCAATGCCCCTCGTTCCTTCGCTGCTCAGAATCGCGCTGTTACTGCAGACGACTACAAAGTCATCATCCCACAACTCTACTCGAACGTCGAGGCTATTTCCGTTTGGGGTGGAGAAGAAAACGATCCGCCAATCTACGGTAAGGCGTTTATCTGCATTCGTCCAAAGACTGGTGCAACGCTGACCCAAGAAACAAAGAATCAGATCGTTAATAACATTATCAAAGAAAAGAACATCGTTTCAATTATCCCTGAGGTAGTTGATCCATCATACATTAATATTATTCTAGACTCAGCAGTCTACTACAATTCTAATGCAACATCGTTTGGCGCAACAACTATCTCTACGATCGTAGCAGATACTATATTAGCGTATAATCGTAATGAACTAAATAAGTTTGATAGCGTATTCCGACTGTCAAAACTATCTCGTGAGATTGATAACGCAGATCCTTCAATCGTCTCAAACGTGACGAAGATCACTTTGCGTTATGAGTTTTCACCAAACTTCAATACCGTTGCAAAGTATACTGTTAACCTAAACAACCCAATCTATAATGAGGGTAATGGTGTTAGGGGTTCTAGTATTGCTATCACTTCAAGTGGTTTCACGCTTTCTGGCAACTCTCAAGTTTGGTATCTCGAAGATGACGCAATCGGAAACCTCCGTTTGTATTATGTCACTACTGGAAACCAAAAGGTGTTTGCACCAACTCCAGTAGGCACGGTTAACTACGCACACGGCACAATTACTTTGTCTGACCTTTCTATCTCGTCAGGCGATCCACAGCAAGCTAATAAGTTAGTTCTTTATGTTCAGCCAAGTTCTTATGATGTAGTTTCAGTGCGCGACCAGCTGGCTTACATTCGAGAGCAAGATATTAAGATTACCTCAATTCCTGACCGAGTTGCTTCTGGCGAATCATCATCAGGTAGCGGTTATGTCTTTACTCCAAATCGATAAGTGGTAGTTAAATGGCACATGTAAGAGCAAAAGTTTCAACGGTCGTTAAGGATCAGGTACCTGAGTTTATCAGGGACCAGAACGCTAACTTTACCCAATTTCTAGAAGCGTATTACGAATGGCTTGAAACCGAATTCTTTCCACAAAACGCTCTTGAGGATATCCGTGATGTAGATTCCACAGTAGATTTGTTCATCGAGCAATTCGAAAAAGAATTACTACATCCATTACCTGATGCTATATTGGCAGACAAGCGTCTGTTGATGAAACACATTAAGGAACTGTACCAAACTAAAGGTACGTCAAAGTCTTTTGACTTTCTCTTCCGCATTCTGTTTAATGCCGAGCCAGAAGTATACTTCCCTAAAGTGGATATGCTTCGTGTGTCTGACGGTAAATGGGATCAGCGTAAGGTTATGCGTGTCTCCGCTTTAACAGGTGACCCAGCAAACCTTGAAGGTGAGATCATTGAGCAGGTTCTGCGATTTAACGATGGATCAGAGACAAGAGCTGAGGCTCGTGTCGAAAGCATTATTCAATTTGCAGTTGGCGATACTGAAGTTTTTGAGTTGGTCATCTCTGACGACTCT